CGCCGCAGGACGGCCCTGATACAACGAGTAATAGCTACGGCCCAGGATCGTGCGCAGCTTGGCCAGCGCCGCTTCGTTAAACCGGGCCGGGCATAAGGCCGCACCAACTGGACGGCCTAAAGGGTCGCCATACTCGGCTTCAGCGGCCAGATTGATGACTTCGAAATCGTCGGCAAAATCGCTTTTCAGGATGCGCCCGACCAGATCATCTTCATGCCAGCGCGTCATGATGATGATCATCACGCCGCCGGGTTCCAGCCGGGTGAAGATATCGTCGGTAAACCAATCCCAGATTTTTTCCCGGTAGGTTTCAGAGTTCGCTTCTTCGCGCGACTTGACCGGGTCGTCGATGATGATCAGGTTGGCCCCGTGACCGGTCACACCGCCGCCGGCGCCGACCGCACGTAAACCGCCGCCTTCCGATGTTTCCCATTCCGCATTGGTATTCGCATCTTTAGCTAAATCGACACGCGGCGCGGCAATGCGCCGGGTCTTGCGGCTGAATTTCAACGCCAAGGCAGCGTTATATGCACCGACGATGGTACGCAGCTTCGGCCAGCGTTCCATCAAGTACGCCGGAAAGCGGACCGTGACTTGCTCGGATTTGCCATGTCGAGGCGGCACCGACAAAATCAAATGCCGGGGCTTATGCTCGGAAACTTCACCGCGTAGCGACTGCTCCAGCATCTCAATGATCGGTTCCAGCCGTGAGCGAATAAAAGCCAAATGCGGCCAGTCCCAGCGGAACTCTGGGCTGGCTTCGCGGCACCAATCGCCAAACGATAGCGTGCTATCGCCTTCGGCGTCCTCGGCCTCAGCGCGGACGGCTTCGGCAATATCCGAAATTTCGCCTAAAAATTCTTTTTGTCGGCGTCTAGCCATTGGCTAACGATTCCGCAAACGGTTTTAGTACGGCAGCGAAAGCTTTTTTCATGTCCGGAAACTCTTCGGTAATGAAGTCGCGAAGTTGTTTGACTACGTCCATCCGGGCCTTATAAACCGCCTCTTCGAGTTCGGCCTTATATTTTTGCGAGGCAATATCAACGCGGCCTAGATCGGCCAAGGCTTTGGCAATTTTGGCTGTGGTTTCGGCCAGCTTATGCGGATCGTCGCCGGCTTCTTCGGCTTGCCTAAGTGCTGAAGACAAGCGCAAAAGACGGGTTTGCAATGTGCGGATGGTCGCATCACGCACCACGCCCTCGGTGTCCTCATTATTGGCCATCGCAATTTTGGCGATGTGATAAGTCTGATTCGCCTCGGCCATATCGCGTTCGAACTCTTCCTGGAACGATTTGCCATAGCGATTGGTCGCCATCACCGACACGGTCACATCAAGCCCTTCCGCCTTTAACCGCTCATTCAGCCAGTCGGTCAGCCCCTGGTAATCGCTAAAGCCGCCGGCGACCAGTTGCGCCTCGAACTCTTCGCGGATCTTGGCCGGGACTTCGGTTTTGATTTTCGAACGGCGAGCCATTAGATAGCCTGACCAGGCAAAGGACGAGCAATACCGGGAATTTCAACAACTCCATCGGCAATTTCCATACCCGCGGGCGTTAATATCGCAATATGTACGCTGCCGGACATCCGATCGACAATCGCATCCGCTGTGTTTTCCAGCCAGGCCAGTTCGATATACAGATTGTCACGGCTCAGCGTAAACCCCTGCTGGCTTAACGCGTTCAGCAACGTTCCCTGATGCGCCTGATACTGCGTTTGCTTTTGCAAGATCAGCAAAATCAGCAGACGAACTTGGGCGCGGTCATAATTAGCCATGGTGATTACCTTTTCTGTAACAGTTGGATTAAATGCTGATCGATGCGGCTCATGTTCTTGGAGATTTCGTCCAGACGGCCTTCTAAGGGGCCTACAGTCTCCAATACCTTATCCATGCGCCGATGCACTACGCTTAAGTCTTCTTTGGATATGCCGTTTTCGACGTCGGCTTCAATCGTTGCCAACCGCTGCCCTTGCTCGCTGACCTGCTGGTCAATACTTTTGACATCGGCCTGCACGGCTTTGATGTCGGTACATAGACTGTCTTTCACCGACTTCAGTTCATCAGCGGCCGCTTTGTGCCTGTTGCTCAAGGCTACAGACAGCGCCAGCGCGAAATTCAATAGCAACAGCGACAATGTCCAAAAATTAAAATCAAAACTGATCGTTCCCATCAGGCACCTATTTATTTTTATTAGAAGTTATTAAGATATTTATGAGTTACCTTACGGGGGTAAATCCTTACGACCGCCGACTGCTGTTGAGGTTTCTCTAGGGCTATGGGTCGATTTAATCATCACTTCCAACCGTTCTGCATACTGCCTCAGCATCCGGTTACGCTCGGCGACACGCCCATAAACGTCATCGCTCAAACAGCGTAATTCATCGGAGTTAATCGCCGGCAGTGCCGGTCGAACCGGCAGCGGCAGCGCTGTGGTTATCATCACGGGCTGCGTTGGGGTTGCCGTGCAGCCCTGAATCAGCAGACCAATCATTATCAAGATCAGTGCGAACAGCCAAATGTTGCGGGTTTGTAGCATCGAGAGTCTCCTGGCGTTGACGGGTTTCTAAAGCGGTCAGTGATTGATCCAGCTCGGTGCGCTGCTTAACTTGGCTAAGCGCGGTCTCGCTGACAATTTTTTGCATTGCGGCATCATGCGCCAGCCGCTCGGCTTTGCTTTTGTATAACAACATGGCGACGACCAGCATCATGATGATGATCAGGGCGATTAAAATAACGTTAATCATTTCAACCTCACCGCCGTGGTTGTCTTTGTGCGCAGATAAATATTGACCGCCGAAATCACCATCATCACGATCAGATAACTGCCGTCCGACAAGTAATTGCGCAGCAAATCGGCATGGTCGACCAGCACGGCAAAAGCCGCTACAGCCAGGTTGAACCACAGGGTTTTGCTTTGTAAGAACGGCTTGGATTGGTCCATAAGTTCGGCGCCAATGATGTCGACGTCAGTTTGGGTTTCGCTTGCTGAGATAGGTGTTTTGTCCATTGCGCTGCCTTAACAAATATCGGCTAATTGAAAGTGCATGCCGTCAGGCTTGGCCCAGGTTCCGCCCCAGTCAAAACCGTTGTCGGTAAAGCACTTAACAAAGCGCGGGCTTAAATTGGGCGGCATGCCGGCGCGGTTCCAGGCGGCATTGACATCGATCGCCAAGCCCCAGCTATGCATACTGGGCGTAGCGCCGCCGCGCTTGTTACGGATATTGAAGCAGCCATCCCAAGTTTTCAGTTCTTTGACGCAACCCGTCATAATCAGCGCTGCAAAGGCCCGGCTTAACGGCTCAACCATGCGTTTGTTGCAATAAATGCGCTTGGGGATGCAGCCGATTTCCAATTCTGGCGGCACATCAAACAGCACCATGTCTTTTTCTTTAATCGGGTCGCCAATGAGTGTTTGGCATTTTTTAGCGGTTAACATCGGTACTCCCTGGTTTTGCGTAATCGATACGCCTTCAGACAGCGCATCTTGTGAAAATGATCGGCAACATAGTCTTTAACCCAATCACGCCACATCAGCGGCACCAGCGCCAAGGCGGTACGGCGTTGTTCAGCCGTGGCTAAGGCGATAATGTCGGCAGCATAATGGCGGGGGCGTTTGGACATGGTAGAGAGGATAAACGGCAGGCAAAAAAAAACCCCGTAGGAAGCGGTTCCCACGGGGTTTTGATTTGAGTTAAGTCATATTAAAACAGCAGTTTAAGGTATCGTCAACTGCTCTGAATCATATTGTCTTTGGATTGGATTGATAGGTGCGCGGTGCGTACCCTACTGGCTTTCATCATTCTTGGGGAGCGGTAGATACGCGATCGGATCATAGAATGTTTCTTCATAATAAGCGCCAAAATGCCAATTATCTCTATGAAACCGACATCGTTGAATATCGCCATCACTATCTTTCAATAAAACATCGCTTCCATCTTTTGGTGCGCCGTCCATGTCTTGCCAAGGCATTGAGTCCCATAGTTCTTGTGGCGATGGTTGCGCTTCATCTAAAAGATTTGCCAGTTTTAGCAGTTCAGCTGCCAAGGTTCGCAAGGAATGTGCGTTGAGAGTAGTGGAAAAAACATCGGTCGCGATTTCAACTGATTGCCAGTCCTGATTGGGCGATACGCGAACATGAGTTTGTCTTTCAAGTTCAACTAACATCGGGAATTCTTGTGCTGCTGTAGGTGAAGACCTGTCAATATCGGAATTTACCCATGGTTTTCCAGATATATGCTCAGTGCCATGCCGCCATTCTTTCTCTAATGCTGCTCGCAGTTTTTTTTTAATCATAAATATCAATGGTGCATAGTTGTGTAGTTTTGTAGGGTACGCATCGCGTACCTTATAAACTATTTTCCTTCTACCTGGCTTTTGCAATGAGGGCAAAGCTTAGCTTCCTTTTTGATCCATTCCGCACATTCAGGACATTTTTTACGGTCTCCTGAAGCAAAATACATCAGGACCGCAAATGGCCCCAACAGCAGCCCGCCAATAACACCGCTTGCTGTACCAAATCCACGCCTTTGTGCTGCTGAAACGCCAATAAGCGCACCGAATAATAGCCATGCAATTGCCATCTTAATTCTCCATCGTTTAGTTAAAAATACACTGAGTATAGATGCTATTCTCTCAGTCAAGTGATGGACTTACAACAAATCCGCAATCCAATCCATATTAGGTGACGGCTTACCCTTAGCCACCCGCTTGCGTAATTTCCGGATGCCGCGCTCGGTGTAGCCGAATTGCTGGGCTAGCTGCCAATTCGATGCGCCATTGTCGTGCGCGGCCACGATCGCCTGTTCCTGGATCGACCTGACCAAATCGGCGCACCGATCAATCTCGATGCGCTCGCCATTGTAATAGGCGACCAGTTTCCCCAAAGCATCAAGCCCGATATGTTCAACCAGCCAATGATCGACCTTGACTCGTTTCGGCACTTCCAGCCGCCCGCCGCCGCGCAGTTCAACGATCTTCAATGCCGCCGTCAACCCCACCACATCAACCAGTTCGGCGACGCGCTTGGGCAATAAGGCTACGGTGGCTTCATCCAGGGCCAATGAATCCAGGCCTGGGTTGCGCTGAGTTGCTGACGGTCTATCCATATCAGCCCTTATGCGCTAAGGCTGCGCCGCGTTTGCTTTGTACGGGCTTATGGATCGATACGTCACTGGCTGCCATGTGCCCTGCGGTGACCGACTGCCAATCCGAATCTTTTTGGGGGGTAGCGGTTTTACGCTCGTCTTTAATCAGATCGCCGCTCCATCGTTTGTCTTTATAGGCTGCAATGGCGGTCTTATCCTGCTCGGTTCCGGCAAACTCGCGCACTTGATACGCAACGCGCCTTACCCAAGCATTGCAAAATATCTCAGTCATGCGGACTTTGTTTGCGCGTTTATAGCGTTTTAACGTGGCGGCATAGGTGGTGCGGTCTTTGTTGACCTGACGGCGCAGTACGTCAAATGTATAAGCGGCAAGTTCCGGCTTTATTCCGGAGCCGATAAAATACATTTTGCTGTCTTGGTATCCATATCCCGATCCAAATACGACGCCGCAGCCGAAGGCTCCGGCAATCACGGCGCTTAGCTGTACCAAGTATTTAGGCGGGGTGTATTTGCCGCCGGCTTTGCTGGTTTTTTCATGCATTTGGCTGGCGGCCACGTCGCCGCTGGTCAGATTGTATTTAGTCATCAAGGCGTCGGCTTGGCGTTTGGCCGTTTCGGCTTCGGCGGCATTGTCGCTGTTGGCCAGTGCCAGGCATTTTGCGATTTTTAGGGCAATTTTTTTAAGTTCTGCGTCTGTCATTGTGGTGTCCTGTATTGCGATTTATTAAGCCGTAAAACGTCATTTATTCATCGTTTCATTGCTGCGCTGATCAGCGCCTTAATGCGGGCTCTATTGGCCCTAGCTTTTTCTTCCGGATACTCCGGTTCCGGCAGTGCTGCCGGGTATTGCCGGACCGGCAACAGCGGCCGCAATTGGCTGGGACTGGGCCAGCGCTGGCATTGACTGGCCAGCGCCAGAAAGGCTTGCTCTAAACGTTGTTTATCCAGCTCTTCATTCCAGGCGATAGGCCATTTTTTAATGACGCGATACCATATCTCCGCTGTCTTGGTGACCGTTTCCAACGGCGGCCCGCCTTCGAGATGCAGCACAACCAAGGCTTTTAAGCAGCGGCCTACCGTCTGTTTTAGCCAATCGACGGGCTTGTCTTCAGCCATTGCCAAAATCCTCCAGCGCTTGTAAGGCTTGGGCGGTCTTGCTGATGGTATGCGTCTTGTAGGGTGCGCTGTGCGAACCGGTTCCCTCTTCAACTGGCACGAGTTCGGCGGTACGCACGGCGTACCCTACGTCATCCAGGACTCGCTTCAGGTAGTTGTGATTGCTCAATGGCTTGCCGCCTTTACCTTGCAGGCTGTCGATGGTTTGGCGCATGGCTTGGGCGACATGGGCTACAGGCCCCAACACCAGCGCTTCTTTCGCCAGTTTTAAGGCTTTGTCGTTGGCTAAATCCCGGCTGGCCGATCTGAACAGGCCCAGATAGCCCACCAACGCGGTGCCAGTCTCGGTATCCAGCTTGACTAACAGGCTCATGAGTTCGCGGCCGGCTTCGTCTTGTACGATGGCGTCAAGGCTGATGCGGGCATGACACGTTGGACATCTACTGAGCTGCATGGGGTTCTGCCAATAGAGCGCGGCCTTGCTCTGTAATTTCAAGATGCTCACAATTACCGCCTTTATGCACTGCAAAAGGGCTGGGTAATTGAACGCTTTTGACGAGGCTTTCTTTCAAGAGTTTATTGACTATGCCTGGATTAACGGTGCTTCTAGGCAATGGTTCGCGGGCGATAAACTTTAGCTCCGTCATGGCATGCGTAGATAGTTTATTAGCCATTTTCTTTCTCCCAATCATCTCGGCAAGCGTCATCCATTAGTGCATGCTCTCTTCTGTCATAGCAGTTATTGTTGGCTCGCCGCTTTCAATGTCGTTAAGGGCGCCTTGTAAAAAGCCTGCGACAAACTCATCGCCCATCAAGTGCCTAAACAGGTCGATCAGCAGGATCAATACGAGTTGTAAAAAAAGGGCGGTTTCCTCTTCGCTCTTGTCAATGTCCAGCAATTGATTAACGCGTTGTTTTATAAATGCCATGTCCATACTATTTACCTTTATTCAGTTTCTTTTGATGCGCCGCCAGCGCGGCAATGACTTTGCTTAATTCGGCTTTAGTGCACCACTCCACCCGTTTTTTGCCGGTTAAGCGCTCCAGCATCGATAAGGTCTTACCCTCTTTGCCTTCTTGCCTGGCTATCAGGTAATCCCAGGGCCGTTTCATGTCCGACAACAAGGCTTCAATTTTTAATATCTGCGCTTTGTTGTCGGCGGTGTGCGGCCGCTGGGTATAGGTCTTTTTGCCTTTAAAGCCGGCTTTCTTTAAGTGCTCCAGTACTTTAGCCCGGCCGGTTGCCGACAGGTCTTTGCTGGACGAGACACCGCCCACCTGCATCAGCATGGCCCGGTAAGTGTCGTCATCCATGCCCAACTGCTGCTGGGCGATATGTATTTTGGCAATCTCGCTGTTTTTATAGCAGCGTTTGCCTGGCGCTTTGTTAGTTGGCTTAGGCATGTTCTTCACCTATGACCGCCTCAGCAGGCTTCGCTGATTTTTCATCCTGATCTTCAGGCAAAGCCCTTAGCGCCAGCTTATAGGTTTCAGAATCAAGCACTTCAATCGTTGGATTATGTTTTTTCAGGTGCGCGATAAACGATCCAGGGCTGTTAAACCATGGTAAAACTGATAAAAACGGTTCATGCAAGCGTTTATCGCGACAATACTTTTTACCGAATATTTTGATATCAACTGCTTTTGTCTTTGCTGACGGACTTTTTCTTTTCACACAGTAAAAACGTCTTGCAATCTCCGGCATCTGGCCGATGTTTGACTCTTTACCATGCCACCACCATTCGCCTCTAATCCAGCCGTTGACATAAATCTGTATGACCAGTTTCATTTTGCTTTGCCTGACTTCGGCTAAAATCAAGTAGTTGTCGCACCGTAAACAAGCGCTTCCATAAGGGAGCGACAGTTTCTCTTTGACTTCTTCCCATTGGGCTTTAGTGGGCTGAGTCATCACAACCTCGCAATATCCAGCGGAATGGCTTGCCATTCAGATTCAGGAGTTTCGCGCTGGAAGAATTGCAGGTAAGACTTGCTACCAACGATCTGGATGCTTTCAGCAATGTCATCCATGGCCGATTTCCACACTGGGTGATCGATCTTGTAACGGCGCAGTTCGAGTACTTTTTGGGTATCGATAAACCCCGTTTTATCAACCCTGAACGCTTCATTAATCAGCACTTTGATAATGTCGTCGATATCGCTGCTATGCGCCTTAATCAAGCCTTGCAGCTTTTCCATGGCATTGTTTAACTTTTCGTTAAAGGCGATTTTGTCGTTTATTTTCAGGTTGATTTTTTGGGTAGCGTTATAGTTGATCAGCTGGATGTTGCCTTTCCAGGCTTTTTTCTTGCTGTTTTCCGATACCACGCCAATTTTTGCGCCGTGCTCGCTGTTGCTGATTTCGATAAATGCATCGATATCAGCAAAGGTTTCGGCTTTAAATTGCTCAATCAGTGCCGACAGCTCAAGGGCGCGTCGGTTACGGCTATTGACCAGCTTGTCACGAGCCAGGTCGATATTTTTGACGATATCGATTGGGCACAAGCGGCCTTTGGCATCCTGTAGCGGGGGCGTTACCGGATCTTGTTTAATCTCGGCAACGTGCTTATACAGGTCTTTTATTTTCAGCACGCTTTGTTTAATAAAATCTTTGGTTTCCATTTCTAATCCTCAATCTCTAATAGGGCATCAATTAATTTATTCCAGGACGCAGCGGCTTTTGCCGTGATGACATCCCCATAGTCAAACCATAGCTTCAGCAATGCCGCTATCGCTGCCGCCGTTACCCAGGCGATCGTCCACTGCCAAACAAGTACAATCGCGGTATTCATAGCATCCCCAGACGTTCCAGCTTTTTAGCCGCAGCCCGTTTTCTGGCCAGCCGATACGCTAATTGCTTATCCAGGCACCATTGCCGCAAACGCTCCCACAATTCAGCCTGTTCAGCGGCCTTTAATAACTCGCTTTTACGTTTCATACCGCCTCGCTCCAAACAACCTGACAGCCGCACACATGGGCGGATTTTTTAATATGCAGTTCATCTTCACTGATTCGCATCTGGCCGATGGCAACCCCGCGCAAAACTTTGGTGCTAGGACAGTTAGCGATATCAATGACCGGCATGGCGTTTTTAAAATTAATCACCTGTACCTCGATGCCTTGCTCGACTAGTATTTGCACCGCCTGGCACACGAGCTTTGATTTACGGCGGATCAAGGCCATATCGGGATAATGTTTTTTTTGTTTGTAGCTCATTGCGCCCCCTTAAGATAAGGTCTACGGATAAATGCTTGTGCTAAATCAAAATCGATGCGATATCGCTGATGAATACGAATCCAATGCAAGACGGCCTGCCGACTCCACCGATGCGGGTTCTTCTGGGCCGGTTCCGGGAAACCGGTTTTGCCAGGCTGGATCTGATACCACACAAGCCAAGACACTTCATCGCTATCAATAAGGCGATCATGTGTACTGTCGCCATCCTGTAAATCAACCAAGTCGATGACGGCGGTCATTACGACACCGTGCTTTTGAGTTGATCGAGCGCGTCCTTGGACTTGCTGCTGAGTATTATCTGAAACTCTTTATCGTCTTTATCGGCAATGATCAGCGTCTTGTAAAAGTCCTGCGGGCTGCTTTTGTCGAGCCGTTGTACGGTGATTGATTTAACGCCTTCTAATACGATTAAGGTCATCACTCACCCCCCAGGCTTTGATAAGCTTGTTTGATCGTACCCAAGTGCATGGCATCGTCAGCACCCAAGGCCAGCATGGACGCAAGCCGCAAAGTTTCAGTGACCATGCCCAGTGCACCCGGCTTGGCCGCTATCTTGGCGCAATAATCCACCGCACTCCGACCAACACTGCCGTCAATGGACAAGCCCCAAGCCGACAAAATCACGCTCACATCGTCACGGGTCGGCTGTTTCAACGCCTGCTTCTTGCTGATTCGTCTAAACAGCGGGGCATTCAGTTCGGATCGACGTCCGGCCAAGTTGCTATATACCTGCTCTGACCCGACATAAGCCACGCCGATCTTGGCCACATCGAAAATGTTTTTGATGCCCCACAAGGCCTCGGTAGACAGCAACTGCGCTTCATCGAAAATCAACAGCCCTTGGGTGCCTTTCAAGCGGGCAATCACTTCATCTTCCAAATCGGCGGAACGGTTGCTAAAGCCGCGCAAGCCCACCGCCGTTGCAATGCGCCGTAAGCAGGCCGGATAACTCGCGGCTGAAGGCGATGCGGTCACGATGAAGACGTTCGGATGCTGTACTGCAAAGGCTTCGCAGGTGCTGGTCTTACCGACTCCTGCGCCGCCGTGGACCATCACCGAAACCGCCGCCATCCGCGCATAGGCCAGGGTGGAGAAAATCTTTTCCGAGGTCGGCGTCTTTACCCACTCCGGCGCTTTGGGCATTTCCGCCCGTTGCATGGCCGACTCTTTGCGGGTTTCCAGCCAGCGTGTCAGCTGCTGCTCGATCTTTTCATTATCGCCCTGGTACTTTTCCTGCAACCATTGATTCAGCTTGCTGCCGCCGCTGGTTTCAATCCCCGCTTCCTTGCTGGCCTGTGCCTGGCTGAGGCCTGCTGCCGCTATCTCTGCTCTTACGCGCTCACGCAAGTTGTTTTGTTTTTCCATATTCATTTTTGCTATACTCCAGTTTCTTGTTGTAAGTACAAAGCTTGCTTTGCACTCTGTTTTAAACGGCATTTTTGCCGCGTTTTATGAAGGCTTTTGGTTGCACCCAAAAGCCTTTTTTATGCGCTCAGTTCAGGTACGTTGAGTCCTGGCATAAGCGTTCCACAAAAACAACCTCCTTTCCGGCCTTTCTTAATGCTCGCCCCAGCTGAGCATTTATCTGGATCCTCTCCATTTCCGCCGCGTGTACACTCTGAACAATCAACCATTAGCTTTCCGCGTGAATCTCTCTCACTAAATTTGGCTTTTTTCACTTGTTGGTTCATTATTTCTCCCCCGTCATCATCGCAATCTTTTCCAATTCTTTGTCTTTTCTGGATAGTTCAGCAGCTGCTGCAAAATCATTCCAAACATCGGCAGCCTCTTGAAGTGTTGATCTATAAAACCTCTCTGGCGGAATGAGCAACAGACAACCTTCATCGTTATCCTCCAATGGTTCACGGTTTGCACAGATAACCACCTTGACTGCCGTAGCCTCTTGACGCCTTTTCAACTCCCATAACTCAGACGCAGATCCACAGATTGGACATGGCGCTAACGCTATGTCGGAATCTCTACAACTTCTAAAAAACTCACTCATAAATCACCCCGTCATCATTGCGATCGCTTTACTAAATACCGCGTCAGCATCAATCACCTGACCCGATTCCCCTTCAAACCCTTGATCCAGCGGTTTGTTAAATAACCCCGTGACCACCTTGCTTTCCGGTGCTTCGGGCTCGGCCAGTGCCGGCAACTTATCCGTATGCAGCTTTTGAATGGCCTTAACTTCGCTCGCCTGCTTTTTAACCAGCTTGTTGATGCGTTTGGTCCGTTTCATGTATTCAGATCCCGCTTCTTTATCGGTAAAGCCAACCGATGGCTCATACTGTGCGCTCATCAAATATTTGCCTTCCAGGCTGTAAATATCCACGTCCTTGGTCAGATCGTCCGGGTCGTAAAACACCCCGACTTCGTGCCCCCGGTATTCGTTCAGCGTTTCGCACCAATAGCGGTTGCTGCCCAACTGGCTTTTGCCGGCCTTGATCGATACCATGCCGTTGTTGCTGTTGGCCTTAACCACTTCGATCGACAACATCAACAATCGCCGCTGCGCCTCGGTGGCTTTACGTGGGGCCCAGCTGACAAACGAAAGCTCATAAGCCTGGTCAAAGCTCATCACCCCGCCGCAAACCAGGGACCGGCGTTTTTCCTGGGCGTTGTGCCGGATCACTTCATACTCGATCGCTTCCCGCAACTCAGCGGACGTAATCGCGGTCGCCTTGCTAAAGCCCCGGTCGCGTATTTTTGGGTTAGTCGCCACCTTGTCATGGATGCCGCCGATACCGAACGCCCGTTCTACGGGCTTGCTGCCCGGTGAGGCGATGGCATGATCAGGGTCGGTAAAATGCACATCCATCCCCAGCATTAACAGCATGCCCAGCGGGTCGTTCGGCTGGTTGCCGAACCGGTGCCGCCCCTCGGCACGGCCGGTCATCATCTTGTTAGCCGCCACGCGGGTGTTATCCACCTGCAAATAACTGGGCAAAAACTGTCCGGTCATATCGTAGGTGGCCAGCCGGAAGAGATCGGTGCTTTCGGTCTTGCCCAGCCGCCAGGCAACAATCTTGCCGCTGTACAAATCCTGCCAAACCCAAGCGGTGCTGGTGTTGATGATTTCGCCGTCCGGCCATTCGACCCACAATTTATCGAACTTAAGACCGTCGCCCGATACGGCTTCACCGGCACGGAATACGGTTTTGTCGCGCTGCTGGAACGGTGTCAGCAAGCGGAAGGCTTCCGGGCCTTGGCGCATAAAAGTAATGATGCCGACCGAATATTCCGCCTCCAGACGCCGCCGTAGCGTGGCGTCGCTGGGGATGGCCCAGCCGTTGGCTTTCGCCATGTCTTCGGTGCGCCGATAGCAGTCTTTAAAAGACGGTTGCCGCCGGTGCAGGTATAACTGCACGTAATACTCAAATGCCTCCGGCGAGCAGTCGGCCAGTGTGGTGCGGCCGGTATAGCACCCGGACAGCGCCGGGGCGTAATCGGCCACATCAAAATGGATGCATCCGGGTTTGCCCGGTTTGCCCAGCCACCAGTTTTGCAAGGTGCGCCAGGACGGGCAGACCTCGGGATTGGCCGCTGCGACCTGTTGCATCAAGGTGTTGATCGGCGTTTTCTTAGCCCGCAACGGCGAGTTTTCGGCGCGGCGGTCATTGATTTGCTTAAGCGCAAAAACTCGGCGCTGGTCCTGGTCGATCAGTTTTTTCAGTTGCACCACCACTTCGGCTTGGCGATAGGCTTTGCCTTGCACCTTGGCCGTTTTGCGGCGGAAGTGCTCCCAGTCGATGAAAAACTCAGGCTTGGCCGGCATTTCAGCATGGGCTTGATCGACTAACGCCTGTATCTCAGCGCTGGCTTTGGGCAGCTGGTCTTTGTACAGTTCGGCAAATTCATTTTTTCCGGCTTGGAGAGTCAGGTAAACCCGCGTTTCTTCAGGCAAGGCCGACAATGGGTATTCCTTGCCGCCGCCTTTTCCGGTGCGAGTCCGGTGCAGCCAGTTATCACGCTTGGCTGCTCTGATAACGCCGGATTTGGTTTCCGGCATACCAATCAGCCCGGCCAGTTCCTGTGCGCTGTAATAAGTTTCTGAACCACTCATCCGACTATCCTAACGTTTGGGCGGAGGCCATTCGCCATGCTAAGCTTTGAATTCCACAACAAAACCGCATAAGGAAGACCTCCATGAACGAACAAACAAAAAAAGACCTACTTCCATACAAATACCCAAGACCTTTACCCAGAGAACACGCGCTATCCATTTTTGTCATGCATGAGATAATCAATGAGCTCCTCGTGATTCTTGATTTCATCAATCTTGAACACCAGCCGCCAGTTGAACTCGAAGAACAACAATGGAGCGAATTCATCAATAATTTTGTGAGCTGTTTTGGCTCCCTTCCAGCGAAAACCGGCGACGTGGAACATGCCCTGCGCGGCGAAGATCGACAACTCGTGGCATTGTTGGGGCAACGTATTTTAAAAAGTATTGACGCTCTCTATCGCATACCGGACATGCTTGGCGCACGATTCCAGGATGAAGCCGTTCTGCTACTGCCAACAACTTATGCGCAACGGCTTGACATGCTGATTGGCGAAGGGCGGATACCCGTTGCCCAAATAACCCAGTTTGATGTGCTTCGCTTTTAATCTCATTCATAGTGACTCTCTCATTAACCCACGTTACTTTTCAGCCGCTTCAAATCTTTCAAGCGGCTATTCATTTCTTTCAACATTTCCTCTTTCATCAACTCCAACTTGCCAATCTCGGCATCCAAAGCATCAGCACCGTAAGCCACCCGGCCGCCGCGCTTAGCCACCAGCCAGTTAGTCAAATGATGCCCTGAACACACCGTCTCCAATATCGGCGCCAGCCAAAACGGCAACGAATGATCCAGCCGGGCCGGCGAGCAATACGCATCCAACATGTGTTTCGAAACGTCCTTGTCTGCCAACCGGCTAACCTCTGCGCTCAGCGTGTACCGGTCTTTAATGCCCGACTCAGCCATCAATAAACTGACAGTCTCCGATACCTCCCGCGCATAGCTAGACTCGCCCGGAATAACGATATCAACCGTTGGAATCTCGAACAGGTCTAGCGTATGCCTATCTTTGACCCTCTTCATGTCAAGCCGCCTTACGCCTTTTTACGTTGAGCGGATTTTCAGAACGTGTATGATAATCAACACCCGCTTTCCGCCCTGGAGCGCCCCGATTCGGCACGCCGAGGGTATTGCCATCGCCATCAATACTGATGTGATAACGGCTGGGCCAGATCGACCAAGGCGCGATGCCGATCTTGTCGGCAATCGCCTTTTCCCCTTTGGGGTAAGGCCGTTGCAACACGTTGGCTAGCGACGTGGGGGCTAGACCTAAATGCACAGAAAGCCGCCGTAATGACCAGCCCGCCTTATGCAAGGCGGCGACGATATCGGCGTTATGCCAGTCTTCAGGACTGGCTTTTTTAGGGCTGTTTAATGTTTTCATGTGCTATACGATAGCGTAGTAAATTACGAACGTCAACAACGAAATTAAATATATTACGAATAAAAAACCCGCGTCACTGTTACGTCACAGTTTAAATTCGTAAAATACTGAGGAAAATTGTCAAAATGTATAATTATTACAATGTCTTATGCTAACTGTGACCTCGAAAGATACTAATAACCCTCGCGTCACAGTTAGCGCTTCTAACTGTGACGCGTTTGCGGACAGAATTGACCTGTTAATAAACACTGTGGGAGGCAATTCCGAGTTCGCGAGAAAATGCGGTGTTTCAGAGGGAACGGTTAGGAGCTGGAGAAAATGCGAATCTGATCCATCCAGAAAACGCTTAATTACGATTGCTGAAGCTTTTGATATCTCTCTCGTGTGGCTCGCAACCGGCGAAGGAGAAATGCGGCCCAATGAAGCCTACCCCCTAACCATTCAGCATTCCGTGCAAGAGCCTGCGCCTTCCGTACGCGCTAAACAAAATACAGAAGATAGGCCAGACACATGGGACAGCTTCGCCCTGGTGCCCGTATATGACGTTCAAGCATCGGCCGGGCATGGAAGTCTTGTTGAATCGGAGTTACAGACCGGGCAACTGGCCTTTAAAAAATCGTGGTTAAAAGAAAAAGGCTTACAAGTCGGTCACTTAGCCATCATTACAGCCAAGGGCGATTCAATGGAGCAGACTATTTGCGATGGAGATACACTGTTGGTTGATACGCGCGTCGATAAAATAATTGATGACTCAATCTATATAGTACAAGCCGACCATCATTTGATCGTAAAGCGCTTGCAGCAAGACTTTGACGGTTCTGTATTTGTCATCAGCGACAATCCACGCTATGAAAAGCGGCACTTAAACCCAGAGCAAGCCAAAAATTTAAAAATAGCCGGTCGTGTCTGTTGGTATGGCCACGAAATTTGAATCAAAAAAAGACCATTTGGAGGTAGTCCTCGAAATGGTCTTTTTTAAACGGTGGAAGGGCAAAAAAAGCAGAATTTTTAAACGAGTTTTAAACGCTTAAATAATGATTCTTAAATATCGCATTTTATTTGTCGCAAAATACAGAAAATTGCAAAATTTAATTTTTATCGCAAACTCAAACAAAAAAATGAAAATTGCTTTAACTATCTGTTTTTATAACTGTATATAACGCTTTATAACGATTCCTTCTTTATCGCATTTCTTCTGGTCCCTCACATTTCTGGCACAAAAAAGCCCCGCATCGCGACAAACAATGCAGGCCACTAAAACTCAAATCAAACGTTTTATCAATCCAACTCCACATCCACCCGCCGAAACCGCCCATCACGCAACGCTTC